AGATCATTACCGAAGGATTTGGACCTGTAAAGAAAGTACAGATGGGTGTCAAGACATCGGTCATGACCAAGAAGATTGGATGTCAGGTTCTGAAGAACCTGATTGAAGAGGATAAACTAATCGTAGAGGATGCTGATACCATTTCTGAATTTACTACTTTCATATCAAAGAAGCAAAGTTTTGAAGCAGAGGACGGACACAACGACGATTTGGTTATGTGTCTTGTTTTATTCGCGTGGGCAACTAGACAGCAATACTTCAAAAATCTCACAGATATGGATGTCCGTCTGGCAATGTATCAAAACGAGATTGAGAAAATTGAAGACGATATGTTGCCATTTGGATATTTTTCGGATGGAAATGATGATATTGATCAAGAACAAGAAGATTGGTCAGCAGGTTCTGATGAAAAATGGTTAATAAAAGAAAGAAAAAATATAACAAATCCTCTATGGGTTTCACGAATGAGGAATAATGGTTTTCTTTAAAAACATTAAAAAAATACATATACATAGCATTCATACCAAGGAGAGATAAATGGCAAGACCAAATGTAACATTTACCGTCGTAGACGAATCTTTAGTGGTTCCAGTAGGCGAAGCAGCATCAACCACAATTGGTGGTTGTTATAATCCATCAATTGCTTTGAAAGTCCTAGCAGGATCCACTGCGGAGAGAGATCAGGGGTATATCTTCGTACCAAATCAGTCAGACTGGTACGCAAGACTCACCAACGCAGTCATTAATAACGCAGGAGGAGCAGCAGCAGCGGCAGCAATTAACGTTGGCGCATGTGCGGCATCATATGTTAATGGTGCATATACTGGCACTGGAATTTCGGCGGAATTTAAAGACGAGTGGTGGCCAATCAACAACTTCCTACAATACGGAGCAGCTTGCTACGTTGGATGGGGATCGTCATCCGTCACCGATACCTTCAGTTTACTTGGATACGATGTAGTATTCCAAGGAGGAACAGCAGGAGTTTCTGGTTCTAACTATGCGTCGGCAGTCACAAGTATCGTAACAGATCGCGCAGCAGGATCAGAACCTGTATTTGGCATTCTCAATGTTGGTTCTACATCAGAAGCAATTACAGAAGCAAATGTTGCCGAATTGATTGGATATAACGTAGCAACTTCGGCAGATGAAAACATTGCCGCAGTATACGGAGAAAAAGTTCATCTTGATCTCACGGGTTCAACCTATATTACGACTCCTCTTGCCGCAGACGTTGCTGGTTGCCTTGCCAGAACTGACCGTGAAGCATATCCATGGTTCTCACCAGCAGGACCAAGAAGAGGAAGAATTCTCAACGCAGTCAGACTCAATGACAATCTTAACGAAACAGAACAAGACATTCTTTACGATGACGGAATCAATCCAGTAGTGACCTTCCGTGGAGATGGAACTATTCTCTTCGGAGATAAGACCAGTGGTTCTCCAACGAGTACTCTTTCAAGAATCAACGTTGTCAGACTGTTCCACTACATCAAGAAGGCACTCGCACCAGTTGCTCGTTCGATTCTCTTTGAACAAAACGATTCTGTAACTCGTTCAAGATTCAAGATTGCTGCTGAAGGATTCCTTGATCGTATCGTTGGTCAAAGAGGAATTACCGAATACAGAGTAATTTGCGATTCGACTAATAACACACCAGAAATCATTGAGGCAAATTACTTCGTAGCAGATATTCTCGTCAAACCAATCACTTCTATTAATTATGTCAAGATTACACTTACGAATAAGGATCTATCAGATACCATCTGATACATAAGAATAGGAGAATAAATAAATGGGTAATACCTTAAACGATTTCAGAAATAATTTTAAAGGTGTACGACCAAATAGATTTCTAGTGGAAGCTAAATTTCCTGCTGAAGTCGATCCAGCACCAAACAATGCAAATAGTTGGGTTTACGTCAAGGCAGCGGATCTTCCAGGATCTACAATCGGAACAATTCCAGTCGCATGGATGGGACGTGTTGTAAAGTTTTCTGGTGAAAGAATGTATGCTGACTGGGCGATCAATTGCTATGAATCCAATATTCCTGCTGAAGATTTAAGAGATGCATTTGAACGTTGGATGGAAGCAATGGATGGAAGAAATGATCATATAATTGACTATGATTTAGCAGAAGATTGGGTTGTTAGATGGTCTGACATTGTACCAAATAAAACATATAGCATCGGTAATAGTACTGGTTCTCAGGATCCAAACAACTTCCAAAAAGCAGTCAGACTTAAGAACTGCTTCCCAACAGATGTTGGATCAGTCACTCTTAACTATGATTTGTCAGACTCGTTTTCAGAATTTACAGTAACAATGGCATATGATTACTGGGAATTTATAGACTAAGTAAGGAATATAAATGTCGTGGACTGATTATTTTGGTTTTTCCTTCGGGAAAGCAAAGGACGATAAGGAATTCATTGGAGGATTAACTGGAGACAGTGCCTCCAATGCTTCCTTTGTCGCTCCAGAAAATTATGATGGAACTCAAGTCATAGAATCAGGAGGATTTATGTCCTCCGTTTATGACTTTGGTGGATCGTTTCTTGATGAAAATTCTCTTATCAAGCAATATCGCAGCATGTCTCTCTATCCAGAGGTTGACATGGCAATTGAAGATATTGTTACTCAGGCAATATGCTTTGACAATCAGAATTCTGCTGTCAAGTTGAATCTGGATAATGTTGATCTTTCAGATAATGTTAAATCTAAACTTCAAATTGAATTTAATAATATTCTCAAATTGCTAGATTTTTCTAGCAGAGGATACGATATCTTTAGACGCTGGTATGTAGATGGAAGAGTCTACTACCAGTTGATTATAGATACCGAACATCCAGAAAAAGGAATACAAGAAATTCGAGCAATTGATCCAATCAAGATTCGCAAGATTCGTAAGGTTCAAAAGCAAGTCAAGCGTGTAAACAATACGGCAATTCCTATTGTCAGTAAAGTAGATGAATACTTCGTCTACACTGACTTCGAAGCAAGCAACATACCAACCACAAGTTCTGCTGGTGTCAAGATTGCTCCAGACTCAATTACATATTGTCACTCTGGATATCTTGATCAGACTACAAAGAGAGTGGTAGGACACTTACACAAGGCAATTCGTCCACTCAACATGTTGCGTCAGACAGAAGACGCAATGGTCGTATATCGCATTGCCCGTGCTCCAGAGCGAAGAGTATTCTATGTTGACGTTGGAAATCTTCCAAAGAACAAAGCAGAAGAATACATGAAATCTTTGATGAATCGTTATCGCAATAAACTTACATACGATTCGGCAAGTGGCGAGATTAAAGATCAAAGAAACCATTTCTCCATGCTTGAGGATTACTGGTTGCCTCGTAGAGAGGGTGGAAGAGGAACTGAGATTCAAACACTTCCAGGTGGTCAAGGACTGAGCGAAATGGAAGACGTTGAGTATCTACTCCGTAAGGTATACAGAGCACTCAATGTTCCACTTACGCGAATGGAAGTTCAGACTGGATTCAATCTAGGCAGAAGTAGCGAAATCACCAGAGACGAAGTGAAGTTCTACAAGTTCATTGAAAGACTTCAGAATAAGTTCTCTTTCATGTTCCTGGACATGCTCAAGAAGCAGTCAATTCTAAAAGGCATATTGACTCCTGAAGACTGGAAAGATCATTATCAGGACATGAAGATTGTCTACAGCAAGGATTCATATTTTAACGATCTCAAAGAGAACGAGATTCTTGCCGAGCGCATTAACATGCTTAACACAATTGGTCAATATACTGGAATGTTCTTCTCTGCCAAGTATGTGAGAAAGAATATTCTCAAGCAAACTGAAGAAGAAATTGCTCGTATGGATCAAGAGATGGAAGCAGATCGTCAGAAGCAAATCCAACAACAACTGGAAATGCAGCAGTTGGGTCTGGTAGACGAACAAGGACAACCACCTCAATAAATCTTATATATAAGTTTAGGAGATAAAAATGTCAAATAGTAGAGAAATTTTAAACGCACTTATACAAGAAGACATCGTTTCTGCCAAGAAACTTATTAACGAATCGCTTTTTTCCAAATTGGGAAATGCTCTTGAAGAGAAGTTATCAGAGTATGGTCCTTCTGTTTTCAACGAAGCATACAAACTCAAGGGCAAGAATAATAAAGTAGAAGCAGACAAAAAGGGCAAATCCAAGAAAGGTTCTAAACCAGATTTTTTAGATTTGGATAAAGATGGCAACAGAAAAGAATCAATGAAAAAGGCAGCAAAGGAAGTAAAAGAAGATATTGAAATGTCAGATGACATGCTTCTTGAAGAATTCCAAAATGAAATTGCTCAAATTGTTCAAGAAATTGAAGAAGAAACTGGCGAACAATTAACAGAAAAAGAGATTGAACAAATTGCCGAAGAATATCTTGCTATTCTAGAAAATACATCAGACGAATAAATAATTCAGGAACCATCATGAAACTAATTACCGAAACAATTGAAGATATCAAAACCATCGTTGAATCGAATGAAGCTGGTGGTAAGAACTACTTCATTACTGGTGTCATGATGGAAGCAGGTGTCGTCAACAGAAACAAGAGAATGTACAATGAAAACATTCTCAAAAAGGAATGTAAAAGATATATTTCAGAATACGTCAACAAGAATAGAGCACTTGGTGAGTTAAACCATCCATCTGGTCCCACTGTAAATCTTGATCGTGTCTCTCACATGATTGTAAATTTAAAAGAGAGTGGAAATCAGATTATGGGCAAGGCAAAGATTCTTGATACCCCAATGGGTAAGATTGTCAAATCTCTCATTGACGAAGGAGCACAATTAGGAGTTTCTTCAAGAGGTATGGGTTCACTCAAATCCAAGGATGGAGTAAATATTGTTCAAGAAGACTTTACTCTTGCTGCGATTGATATAGTCGCAGATCCTTCAGCACCAAACGCATTTGTAAATGGAATTCTTGAAGGTAAGGAATGGATATGGGAGAATGGAATTCTCGTTGAAAAGCAAATCGCAGCATACGAGAAGCAACTAAAAAGAACTCCAAAGAGAAAACTAGAAGAGAATGCTTTAAAGTTATTTAAAGACTTCTTGGGAAGACTATGAATTATCTAAAAGAAACAATTCAAAAAGATTCGGAAGTTGCTTCTTTCATCAGAAGCAATATTCCATTTATTGCTCAGATGATTAGTGAGCAACGATTAGGAATTGGTGGTAGAGTTGCCAGATTCGGGCAGGAATTGGGATATAGAGGACTTGGAGCAGTATCAAGATTTGCTCAACGTAGTCTTCAAAACAGAATTGATTATCAACAAAATGTTGCTGATAAGTGGGAAGAGGCGAAAACTGCTGAGAGAGTTGGAATTAGTCCTTCCCAAGTTAGAACTACTAGACAAAATTTTGCTCGTCTTGGAGGAAAAAGACCAATGGCGCCCAGGGCAGGGGCCTCCGTTGCCGATGTGGCAAGATACGATGCCGATATGGAAGCATTTAATCTTGGAACATCTCTCGAAAGAAGAACAGCAGCAGAAAGAGCAAAGGATACAAATTACAGAAACACCGTTTCTACATTGGAACGTCTAACTTCTAAAGGTAAAGATCAACTCGCAGGAAAACAATCAACACTTCTTGGTAGAGCATATACATTAGCACAAAAAACAGAAAAAGAAGCAAAAGCACGCGCAGACGCTCTTAAGCAGGCCAGACAAACAGACGTGGCGAGAGAGAGAACAGCAGCAAGAAATGTTATAAGAGCACGGGGTCAAGATCCAGATTCGCTTTACAATAGAGTAAAAACAGGACTATTTACACCAAGAATTTAAGTGTAATTATAAATAATTCTAAATAGTTTTTAGAACATTAAATGGAGAAAAATAATGCCAGATAATAACCCATATTCAGAATATTCGTCACCAGCACTATACGACGACGGAACAGGTCGCGGTGCTGCCATCAATCCTCCTTTTTCCAAACCAAATGATGCTGTTGGAAATATGAAAACATTATCTCCAGCACAACTTTTAAAGAAGGCAAAGAAGAAAAAAGAAGTTCAAGAAGAAGGAGTTGATCATCTAGAGGCACTTTTCGATGGAGAAGACCTCAGCGAAGAATTCAAGGAAAAAGCAATTACAATCTTTGAAGCAGCAATCAACGAAAGAGTTACTTTCCTTGAGTCTCACATTCTTCAAGCAGCAAAAGAAATAATTCAAGAACAACAACAAGCAGCAAAAGAAGTAGTTCTTGAAGCACAACAAGCAGCAAAAGAAGTAGTTCTTGAAGCAAAACAAGCAACAAAAGAAGTAGTTTTTGAATCAACTGCTGGTACTTCGGAAGCACTCATTAATCAAATTGACAACTACCTTAATTATGTAATTTCTGAGTGGATGACAGAGAATAAGGTTGCAGTCGAGAGAGGTCTTCGTACCGAGATCGCAGAGAACTTCATTCACGGACTCAAGGATCTATTTGAATCTTCATTCATTGATGTTCCAAATGAGAAGTACAATGTTCTTGATGATCTTTATGATGCCAATGAAGAACTTCAGGAAAATGTAAATAACCTCATTCGTCAAAATGTTGCTCTTAAGAATGAAGTAAATGCTCATCTTTGTGCAGAAGCATTCATGCAACAAGCACAAGGTCTTGCTGATACTCAAGTCGAGAAGCTTGCTAAGTTGGCAGAAGGTATTGAATTTGAAAATCCTCAACAATACTCACAAAAGGTAGCACTCCTTCGTGAATCATACTTTGGAAATGGCAAGACTCAAAGCAGAGGTGCTTCAAGACAAGCAATGCTGACTGAAGATTCATATGATTCATATGTAGGAACTTCAGACACATCGGACCCAATGATGCAGTCTGTAGTCAATACTATTAGTCTTCTACAAAAAAATAAGCCAATGATTGAAAAGGTAATTCCAGATCAAAATCAAAAATTGGCATCGTTAATTAATCCAAACATCGTCAAGGACAATTTTATCTGAAAAATTAAATTTAATAAATAAAAAGGAACACAGGAGAGAAAACACATGTCAGTAGATTTCAACAACACAACCCCATATGATTCACTCGTAGAAAAGTGGTCGCCAGTTCTAGAACATGGAGATCTTCCAAGCATTGGCGATCTTCACAAGAAGCGCGTCACCGCAGTTCTTCTTGAGAACCAAGTCAAGGCAATGAGAGAAGAGAGAGCAGGAAACCTTTTCGAAGATACCATGGGCCCAATCGGCGTCGGTGGTAACTTCATCACTGGTCAAGTTGGCGCAGCAGGTAACTTTGCTGGTTACGATCCAGTTCTTATCTCACTCGTTCGTCGCGCAATGCCAAACGTCGTAGCATACGACATCGCAGGCGTTCAACCAATGAGTGCTCCAACTGGTCTTATCTTCGCAATGCGCGCTCGTTACGGCAACGACAACAATGGTTACACTCAAGGTGACGAAGCACTCTTTGACGAACCATGGGCAAAGGTTTCTGGTGCTTCTGGTGCAACCAGACTCGGTGGTGCAGGCGGAACTCTTTCGTATGAAGACCTCCTTGCTGGTCACACTCTTGGTATATTTAGTGGTCTTTACAACGAAGGCGATACTTATCTAACTCGTCAAGACACTTTCAGTCAATTCCGTGGTATGCTTACCTCGACTGCTGAAACTCTCGGCAAGAACTCATCTTCAGGTGACTTCCGTGAGATGGCATTCAGCATCGAAAGAGTCGCAGTACAAGCAAGATCACGCGCTCTCAAGGCAGAATACACCACAGAACTTGCACAAGACCTTCGCGCAGTTCACGGTCTTGACGCAGAGGCAGAACTCGCCAACATCCTTTCGGTTGAAATCATGAACGAAATCAACCGCGAAATCCTTCGCGCAATGTATTACGTTGCCAAGACTGGTGCAGTTAATCGCGACCTCGCTGGTTACTCAGCAAATAAGGGTGGTATCTACGATCTTCTCGCAGACTCAGACGGTCGTTGGTCAGCAGAACGTTATCGCGGACTCATGTTCCAAATTGAACGCGAAGCAAACCAAATTGCCAAGGATACTCGTAGAGGAAAGGGTAACTTCATCGTTTGCTCCGCAGACGTTGCAAGTGCTCTCGCAATGGGTGGATTCCTTAACCTCTCACCAGCACTCAACGTTGACATGCAAGTTGACGACACTGGTAACGTCTTCGCAGGTGTTCTCAACAACAAGTTCAAGGTCTACATCGACCCATTTGTTGCCAACAACATCAACTTCATCACCGTTGGTTACAAGGGAACCTCGCCATATGACGCAGGATTCTTCTACTGCCCATACGTTCCGCTACAAATGGTCCGTGCAGTTGGTCAAGACACCTTCCAACCAAAGATCGGTTTCAAGACTCGTTACGGTCTTGTCGCCAATCCATTCGCAGGTGGTCGTTCCACAACCTTCAGCGACCTCAATAACAGTGATGGTCTTGAAGCATCAACCAACGCATACTACCGTCTCTTCGCAGTCAAGAACCTCCACGGCAACGCCGCTGGCGTAACTTGGTGATAAGTAGACAATAGTCATCAAAGAACCCACGGGGAAACCCGTGGGTTTTTCTTTATAAATACTTGATATGCCAAACAACAGCGAACAGATTATTTCAGGAAATATACCAAGTAATATTCTTCGCGATATGCCTGGAGATTTTCTATTTGAAAATGAATTTCAACCAGCAACACACAATGTTCTTACTAGTAATAAGTTTAGGTTTGTATTGACAAGATGTCCAACCGTGACGTACTTCTGTCAAAGAGCAAACATTCCTTCTCTATCATTTGGTGTGTCTCAAAATTCAAATCCTACTGGTATCGTCTCTCGTAGACCTGGAACTTCATATGTCTACGAAGATCTTCAAATTGGATTTGCCGTAGACGAAGGAATGAAGAACTGGTTGGAAATATACAACTGGATGCAGGATCTCGGTATCGGATATAAGACTTCATATGAAGTTCTTAATGAACCACAGAAGGTTGCCAGTGCGTATATTCTCGTCATGAACAGCAATTATAGACCACAAATGGCAATTAAATTTAGAAATGTATTTCCCACATTTTTGAGTGGAATTGATTTTGACTCTTCGGCAGTAGATTCCGAAACTGTAATTGCCACTTCTACATTTGCTTATACTCACTATGAAGTAGAAGTATTTGAAAACACCCCTTGATTTGGTATACTCTTTATTATGAATATTCAACAAATTAAAGCACAAGCAGAACTCGACACCGCAATTGACATCAATCACCTGGATGACGAATCTTCCAAGATTCCTCAACTTCACAACAAGTATCTCTGCATGTTGATGGATGAGAAGTTGATTCTTGAAAGATACGAATCAGAACTCAAGGTTCTTCGTCGCGACAAGTGGTTGTACTACTCTGGTAAAATGTCAGAAGAGGAATTAAAAGAGAAAGGGTGGGAACCCTTTGACTTGGCAATTCTCAAGAACGAACTTGATCGCTTTATCGAAAGTGACGCAAATGTCATCAATCTTTCAAATAAAGTATTTCTTCAGAAGGAGAAGGTGAACTACATTGAATCGGTTGCCAAGATCATTTCCAATAAGATTTGGAATATAAGATCATCAATCGAATGGATCAAGTTCACTCAAGGACTATGATTCGCATAAAGACCATAGATTCCGTATACATTGAGATTGATTGTGAAAAAGGAATCGCAAAAGAGTTGAGTTCCTTCTTCACATTTCGTGTTCCGAACTCTCAATACAATCCTGCCTTTCGCAAGAAGAGATGGGATGGAAAGATTCGTCTCTTTAATATTCTGACGAATAAGATATATGCTGGTCTTTTGCCATATGTTCTGTCATTTGCCAAGGACCGTGGATATAAGGTAGAGTACGAAGACGGTCTACATCCATCAGAAGACCCCGTAGAATTCCCTACAGTCCATTCTAACGGTCAGGTCATTCAACCGCACGACTACCAGATCGACGCGGTAAAGCACGCCATATCAAAACGTAGGACTCTCCTGATATCTCCAACGGGAAGTGGTAAGAGTTTGATCATCTATTTCTGTATACTGGAACTGATGAAGAGAACAAAAAAGAAGATTCTGGTGGTCGTGCCAACTACAGGTCTGGTCACTCAGATGTGTTCGGACTTTATTGATTATGCGAACGACAAGAAGTTTGCCAAGAACATTCACTTGATCTACGGTGGTCAGGAAAAGCAGACAAATGCTCGTATCATCATTTCCACATGGCAGAGTCTTCATACTCTTCCCGAATCTTTCTTTGAGCAGTTCGATGCGATCATTGGAGACGAATCCCATTTATTCAAAGCAAAGTCATTGACAAAGATCATGACACGGTTGAAGCAATGCGAATATCGAATTGGAACCACGGGAACACTCGACGGAACTCAGGTTCATCAGTTGGTTCTCGAAGGACTATTCGGAACACTCTACCGCGTCACGCATACCAAAGAACTAATTGATCGTGAAGTACTGGCACAACTAAATATTAATTGTCTCATACTCAAATATCCCGAATCGGAAGTCATTCAGATTAAAAAAGCAAAGTATCAAGACGAAATAGAATGGTTGGTTCTTAATGACAAGAGGAACAAGTTTATATGCAATCTTGCTAATCATATTCCTGGTAACGTCCTTGTCTTGTTTAATTTTGTGGAAAAGCACGGAATCCCACTTTTCCAACAATTATCAAAAGACAAAAAGAAGGAAGTATTCTTCATTTCTGGCAAGACGGATGTGGAGGACCGTGAACAGATACGCAAGATCGTGGATAAACATGATAACAGTGTACTTGTCGCATCTTATGGAACTTGTAGTACAGGCATCAATATCAAAAACATTCATGCGATTGTATTTGCCTCACCTTCCAAGTCTGTCGTGCGTGTTCTTCAATCAATAGGTCGTGGTCTTCGCAAGTCCGACACCAAGGATAAAGTGACTCTTTTTGATATAGGAGATGATCTCAGTTGGAAGTCTTATCGTAATCATGCCCTTCGTCATCTGGATGAGAGAACTACCATATATACTAATGAACAGTTCACATTCAAGAAGACAAAAATCAATCTAGGAGATTCATCGAATGAACATCAAGATTCTTAAACTTCGTAGTGGTGAGGAAATTGCATGTCAAGTCTTGGAAGAGGGCAATGAGAATATCAAGATCTTTCAACCAATGCTGTTCAAGACTTCTTCGACATATGATCCCATGGGTCGCATGGTTGATGTGACCAGTCTTCATGACTGGTTGATGAATACTGATAATAAGGAAGCAGTCCTTCCTTCGAATCATGTCGCATTGATCAGTGAACCAAATAAATCAACAATGGAACTTTATAAGATCGAAAGCACCCGTGAGTTCTCAAGCAATTCGCGAAGTGTATCGATCAAGGATACTGAAGATATCAGCATGAAAGCACCAAGTGCAGAAGATTTTGGTATATTCATTGATGAACTGATTCAGGATATCAATAAAGCATCTGCCGAAATTGAAGAATTAGCAGAAGAGAACTATCCAAAACCAAAGAGAAAGAAGAGAAGAAATAAAAAATCCAAGTCTTATCTTCCACCAGATATGGTAGATGAATCGGAATTGGATCGTCATATGATTATGATGCAACTCTATATTCCTGCTGAAGCAATCATGAATATGATTACATCAGGAATGCTAGATCCTCAGACTCTTTTAGATATGGTGGATGAAGTCAAGAAGCGAAACCGCTTTACTGGAGATGAAAAGAAGCGTGAAGACTTCGGTACTAAGTATACTGATTGGAATCCAGATCCTAATTCAGATGACTATAAGTAATAGAGTACTTAGTAGCTCTAGACCTTCTTCATTCCCACACAAAGATTATACAGACACTTCCAAGAACCTGTCAAGCCCTAATTACATTTTCACTTGAAAATTGTCAAGATCTCTTGACATTCGCGAACAAAGTGGTATGATGTGTCATATGAATGAAAACGACGAAAAAGAAATCGAAGAAGAAGTCAAGACTTTAAGACATTATATTGATAATGAAAAGTTCTGCAAGTCGATGACCGAATGGAAAAAGAAGGTCAATAAGGCAGAGGCAGTCGGTGAAAAGCGACCACCTGTAACAAATTACATTGCTGAGAGTTTTTTAAAGATTGCCGAACATCTTTCTCATCGTCCCAACTTTATCAATTATCCCTTTAGGGAGGATATGATTGGAGACGGTGTGGAAAATTGTCTTCTTTACGCTCACAATTTCGACCCATCTAAATCAAGTAATCCATTTTCGTATTTTACGCAGATCATATATTATGCTTTTCTGCGACGAATAGAAAAGGAAAAGAAACAGGCATTTATCAAATATAAGTGTCTACAGATGGCAGATGTTGACGGAAAATTTACAGACTGGTTGAAAAGAAACACAGATGGAAGTTATTCTGAATTCATTCAAAGTACTTTTTCCTTGACCGAAAATGATCTTGAGAAGATGGAACCAAAGGAAAAGAAAAAGAGAAAACGAAGAAGGAAGAAGAAGTGAAAATAGCATTTTTGTGTGATACCCATTTTGGGGTTCGTAATGATTCACCGTTTTTCCTGGAAAACGCAATTGAATTCTTTGAGCAACAATTCTTTCCATACCTAGAAGAGAATGAAATCACCGAAGTTATCCACTTGGGTGATTTTTTTGATCGTAGAAAGTATGTGAACTTCAACACTCTTTCTCAGGTTAGAAATAGAATACTCAATGTGTTCAAGGAAAAGAAGATCAATCTTCACATAACCATTGGAAATCATGATACTTATTATCGTAATTCAAATGATCTAAATTCATTGAACGAATTGATTTCCGACAGTTATCCTACAATCAGCATATACGAGAAACCAACTTCTTTGAAGTTTGGTGATTTTTGCTTTGGCATCATTCCATGGGTAGTCAAGGAGAACGAAGCAGAGGTAGTAGACTTTCTTCGTTCATGCTCATGTAGAATGATTGGTGGTCACTTTGAGATTGTAGGATTCCAGGTGATTCCTGGAGTCAAGCATCACGGTGGGTTTAATGTCTCCGAGTTTGGTAGATTTGATCGTGTACTTTCGGGTCACTTTCACATCAGACAAAGCGAAGGAAACATTCACTATCTTGGTACGCAATATCAGATGAATTTTTCAGATGTCTATTCAAAGAAAGGTTTTCATGTCTATAACACTGAATTGGACGAAATGTCGTTCATTGAGAATCCCAACAATATTTTTCATGTATTTGCATACGATGACTCAACCAAAGAAGATATCAAGAGAGTGGCAGAATTTGTATCTGAAACCAGATTGAAGAATGGGTATGTTCGTGTGACCGTAAGAAACAAGACCAACCAGAAGGTCTTTGACAAATTCATTGACGCGCTCTGGGACAAGGGCATTCAGAATCTTGCGGTGGTGGAGGAGCAACTTGAGAAATCCGAAGGTGTTGACTTTGAGGAATCAGAAGATACAATCAGTATTATTTCGCGTGAGATTGATGGAATAGAACGAGATATTGATAAGGTAAAACTCAAGACTATTATTCGCGATTTGTATATGGAAAGTCTTAAAATATGATTTACTTTGAAAAGGTCAGATTCAAGAACTTTGGATCATTCGGAAAGAATATGACAGAGATCGTATTGGATAAAAACAATACGACATTGATTCACGGAAATAACGGATCTGGAAAGTCATTTGCCTTTCTGGATTCGATCACATATGCCCTCTTCGGCAAACCATTTCGCAAGATCAATATTCCACAACTCGTCAATTCGATCAACGAGAAGGGTTGCCTTGTCGAGATAGAGTTTCGCAGAGGCAACGACAAGTTCATGGTTCGTCGTGGGCAAGGTCCACGAATTTTTGAGATCTACAAGAACGGTGATCTTGTAAATCAAGATGCAAAGAGTCTTGATTATCAGCAAGTACTTGAGGATCAGATTCTGAAGATGAACTACAAGACATTCACTCAGGTAGTGATTCTTGGCAGTTCTTCATTCGTTCCGTTCATGCAACTCAGTGCTGCTGATCGTAGATCAGTCATTGAAAATATTCTTGACATCAATATCTTCAGCACGATGAATGTTGTATTGAAGGGAAAGGTTCTTTCTCTCAAGGAAACACTCAAGGAAATCAATACCAAACTTGAAATTGAAAAATCAAAGATTGGTGTACA